AAAATTTGTATTAATGTCCGGAAATTTGATGAGTTAACACCAGAGAACTGCATCGCGACATCCTTTGCCATCACTAACTTTTCATTCACCACAATCTCATGTATGAGTTCTATACATTTTGTTCGAGTTCCAATTTTCTTGATATATTGAAGGTCATCTGTTGGTATTAGGTTCTGGATCTCATTCACTGATGCTTTGAACGTCGCGTAGTCTGCTAGGTTCTTCGTGAGTATATTATTTATCCTAGTGCTAGTCAGCCAGGACCCGTTAGGAGAGAAATTTTCTTTGTGTCTGTCTTGCAGCGCAACCCCAATCGAGACTGCCAGTCTGCTATAATAATGTCCTCTTGGATTGTCAGATTTTATGTGTTCAAAATCCTCCTGTACGGGGTGGTACCCAAATGCATATGCAAGTTTCCTCTTGTCGCTCTGGAGTGAAGATATCTGGTTTCTGAATTTCATTTCTTCCTTTGCTATCTTATTTAAGATCCTCATGGAGTCCTGTGTGGCGTTCTGCCTATCCTTATTGTACATCATGCACCAGTAAATCTCATTTATTGTGTATTTTATTGGAACATAATCTCCCATGGTGAATATCCGGGGCACTGAACCTTCAACACCAGTGGTTGTTTCATCCAACATTCCAATATTTTCATCTCTCGCTACCTGACTTAGTCTTATAAAATCAGAAGTTTCTTTACCACAGACTAGATTAGCAAATGAGACCATTCGCTGCATGATCACTGACTGTAGAGGAGAGGAGATTCTATCAGGAAATTTTGTGAACAAACCTTTGAGCTGCTTATCACCAAGTGATTTCATCATAACATATCTAGTTGTCTGTATGGTGACAGATGTTGCATTCTTGTTTTCCAGATATATTAGAGCCATCAACCCATAATTCCTCCGATTAACTTCCTCTTTCACAGCCATCTGCATATCGAAGTTAGGATTCAGAAGCTTTTCAGCTGACCCTATTATTGACAAGTTAACACGATCTCTTGATCTAGCCCAGTGTTTTAATCTATCAACATCAACTGATAACCAATCTGACTCCCAATGATCTCCTATCGCATTCCAGGTCCTAGAATAAGGATGAGTGAGTGGCTCCACCATACTAATTATCTTTAT